GAGATTGTTGGTCAAATCTCACGCACATTTGATGTGCACAATTGCTTAATGCAAGAAACCGTCACTAATTGTAGTGACAACATTAGCACAGCAACTCGCGAGCTGTGCTCTAAATTGAATATACCATTAAATTTAGATATTACACGCGAGATTGAAGGGTTGGTGGCCTTGGCCATCACCCTTCGTGGTTGCAAGACTTATACGTCTTGCGCTAGTGCTATATTTTTATATGCACGTAGTTATTATTCAGGTTCTATTTGTAATCAGTTGAAAGAATACATTTATGAAATATTAGCTATTGAGCCACAATCAGGAGATGAGAAACAAATTGACAACGAATACGTGTCCTTTATGCAGAGTATCCAAGATAATTGGAATGTTTGCAAAAGTAACAAATTGTTTTCTAATTTATCCAAGATTACTGGGCTCTTAGTCACATTGAATTTATGTAAGGCATCAGCTTTGACAATGTCAGTTAGCGATTTTAAATTGTTTGAACCAGATTTAGCTTTAGTACATAGTAAAACAACTGATATTGTTGATGTTGTTTTGTCTACTGTTACGTATTTTGTTGAAGCAATTTATATGTCCATTAAGACAAAATCCCTTAAACCATTTCTATATGATAGTAAAAGTGCAGTTGAACTCGATGAAGAGTTTGCTAACATATTGTTATGGTGGGATTTAGTTAAGAATGGCAATTTAGAACGCGTCGCCAATGTAACAGAATCAGAATTTGATATAAGATTAGAACGTTTGTGTACTAAAGTTAAACCATTAGTTACTGCAGCAAAAGGATTGGAACGTAAGATAATGTCAGACCGTCATATGAAATTACTTGGTATTAAGAATGATTATATTACTCTTAAAATTAGTAGTGGTGTTAGACGATCACCCTTCGCAATTGAGCTTTACGGTGAATCAAGCCAAGGTAAAACGACATTTGGTGACCAAATAGTCGATGCTTTATTGTGTAGTGCTGGTTTACCTATGGGTAAAGAATACCGCGCTTCATATAATCCTAGTGATAAGTATATGTCTAATTGGGCCACTAATAAACAAGTTTTATTTATGGATGATGTGTCTAATGACAAAGCTGATTTTGTTGAGCGTCCTCCAAC